TCACCACTATCATGATTTATTCCTACATGATCATGTATGTATGCCTCTATAGCCTGGGCATGGGCGTGAATAACATCTTGTGAGTTGGAGGGGATTCCTTTTGTCTTTACTCTTTGAGCACCAGCACTGTTTGATAAATGCTTAGGTCTATCCAATAAGTATCCATCGTAACCCCTTGATTCAAAGTATCTTGCAATACCGTACTTATTGTTTTCGATTAACAACGGGTAGCCATAGAATACAGACGCCATGAGGCAGTCCTCATAGAAGATTTTAGCCAAGGGTGGGCGCGAAGCGTATTCTAGAACAAACATGTTTGATGGGTGATGCATGTTGAACTTGTTGAACATGTGCATTGCCCCCTTAGATCCTCTACCGTCTACTGTTGCATCAAGGTCATAAGAGTCAACACCGCCAACACCTATGTTGGCGTTTGGCGCAACTCGTTTGTTTCTGTCAAACTTTTTTTGATTTCGCATCTCTGGAGGCGGCATCCACGCAATATGAAATCTGCCATTGGGGTCAGGCTTGAACGCGACTTCTGTGTCTTGCTCTCCATTCTTCCAATAGAAGTTTCCTATCACCACTGGATTTGGAAACAGCTCATCATTGTATTGCACCTGCTCATAAATCTTGGTGATGTTAAACAGGGTGCTTTGAACGCTGTCTCTAAATGCTTCATCTGTAGTAAAAGGAAACTGCCTGATAACCTCATTTAACTCTGAGGGATCTTCCAAAAGCCCTTGCCTTTCGTTTTTTAGGTAAGACTTTGAACCAGTATAGATTTCTTCCCCATCAATCCCCTCAACAGGAGAATCAGGGTCGTTAACTACAGGCTCCCCATACAAATCAAAAAATCCCTCTAGTGATTCAAAAGCTGGAATGAACAGCCTGTACAGTCCAGATCTAGTCCTCCCATTCTTGTTTCTCTCCGCTGGATTTGAGTCGCTCCACAAATCTTTGTACTCCTTCCCCCCTTTGTCCATTGGATTTACGGTGCTGCCCACCATGGCTTTTCCTACGATTTTCCGCCCTACGATCAAACAAGTTCTTTGAATCCTCCAGGCGTCCCTTATGTCCGTAGGCTTTTCCCATTTACCAGCCTCATCAAGATACAACAAGTGGAGCTTCTCACCATCATATGCATTGTTAGTGGTGTTTTTCCAATTGACCACTGTATTCAAAGCCTCACCACTCTGTGATGTTTTGTTGTTTTTCGTGATTCTTTTTGATGGCTCTCGAAAGGCAAGTTCCATTCGAGGGTTTGTAGTACCGTCTTGAATGGGTTTAAAGAAGAAGGGGTAGCTCCTGAACATATACACCACCTTCTTCATGAAGATGTTTTCTTGTGCGTCTTTACCTGTTTTTGATTGGATGCCAAGAAGCTTGTCTTTGATCTGAGTAGCTTCATCAACCAAAACTGAAGAACAGATATTGGTATATCCAGAACGACGGCACTTAGTGTACAGCTGACCAATACAACGCGGATCAGACTCGCACGCAGCAAGGTGTAAAAATATATCACGCTGGAATGCAAGGTAAGATGGATAGCCTATGTCCATCTTGGTCCATTGCAGCATCATGTAGTGCCTACCCGTAATATACGTAGCGACACCGTTGTTATAAAACCAAAAGCCCTCACGCCTACGGCGAAACTCCTCCTCGATATACGGACGAAACTTTTCTCTAAACTCCCTTGGCATTTCTGCCCACTCATCCATAGACTTAATCCTAGACAGCTCTTGAGGCATATCAATCCTTTCCCACAACTGCAGGCGCTTTGACTTTTCATGTCCTGCAATTTGTTTTTTGGGAGGCTGAGCGGGAAGAATAATGAGTAGCCCACCAAGTTCAACACTTTTACCCTGCGTACCGTTGGGACAAATTGAGATAGCGTAGTCCTCATATTTATCGTCCTTGACCAGCATATCGCTTGCGATAGGTTTTTGAGCTTTTGTTTTTAGAGGTTTTCGTTTTTGCGTGAACGCCTTTACGACGAACTCTTTTCTTCTGATAAGTTGAAACTTGAATCTTAGCCATCTGATGTAATTTAATTTAGTACATCTGTCAGGACTCGAACCTGAAACCTACGCATTAGAAGTGCGTTGCTCTATCCTGTTGAGCTACAGATGCAACGACAGATTACAGGCAGTCAGGGCAGTTTGACTCACCTAGGTTCCCAATGTCTGGGAATGATGGGCCCTGCTTATTCCAGTCGTGGTAACGGTGGTGCTTTCTCACGGTAGAGTGAGGAGCGCAGCTAGAAAACAAAAGAACAATTGAGAATAGAGTAAAAATAAATTTCATGAACGCAAATTAGACCTAACCGCCTTCATAAAAAAATCTTTTTGACGATCGCTGAGATTCCCCTCTGCCATCGCTGATCTAAGTAGCCTAATGTTTGTGTTTGTTTCGTCCTCTGGAAGTGCGTTCAAGGACTCAAGGATTTGATCGAAACCCTGATTGAAGTTAATGCCCTGGGCAGTGGGTGAGTTGACAGCAGAGCTTATGATAGCCTCAAATTCTTTTGGGTCGTCAATCATGTACTTGAGAGGGCTAAATCCTTCGCTGCCAAGCATATCATAGTCTTCTTGAGCCATATCTTTTGTTATAGCTCTCATAGACTCCCTGGTCTGCTTGTCTTGAACCCTGCCTATGTTGAGAAGAGCCCTTAGAGGACCAAACTGAGTGGCATGAACAAGCTCGTGCTCTCTAACAGACTCATCAGCCCCAGGGAACAGAACTGCCTCTCTTGGTATTGGGTCGTAAAAACCAGCGGGCTTATTGCCTTGATTAAGCATCTTAAGAAGGTCATTTACGTTAGCGTCTCTAACGGTTGCTTTTTCACGCCGTCGAGTTGCTCTTCTTTCCTTCTTATTGACTCTCATGTAGCAAATATAAGAAAGTCCGCGAGGCGGGACTTGAACCCGCATGTGACCAGTTACCCTTTCTACAAGGTATAAGCTTGAGGGGATACTCGCGGTTATAAGCTTCTTCTTTCGTGTGTCTTAATCCTGTGACAATTCGCACATCTAATCTCACACTTTCTCATTTCTTCTTTTATGGTTGACACAGACTTAGGGCGATGAACCATGTCTGCTATGTTTTCAACCTTCTCGCCTTTGACGTGATCAAAATCAAGAACAAGAGTGTTTGACTCCCCGCAATCTATACAGCTAAAAATCTTTTTGACTCTATTTACAAACTCTCTATTCCATTTTCTTTGTTGCGCTTTGGTCTGTTTTGCTTTCGACTTATAATACTCTTTGTTCTTCGCGTAGTGTTTTTTCTGGTAGGCCTTATTGTAAGCCCTCCTAACATCGCGGTCCTTGTAAGGCATCAGTCCTCAAAATCATCATTCCAAGATTCCTCCCAGAATTTGAAATTAGTTTTGTTCTTTTGCCAGACTATTGCCTGCCAATCATTTAGAGTATCTTTCAGCGAAACCTCCGCTGTAGTCTTTTGCTTGCTCGATTGATCCATTGTTCGTAAGGTCTTTGATCATTTGTTCTAAACGCTGTCTTTCTACAATTAACTCCTTGCAGTCTGTTGCTGTCTGTTTAATTGACTGAAGCTCTGCTTTGCGAGCACTCCCATTGATATCTGGATCAACAGGCTTTTTGACTTCATCAATCATGTTATTGATAGCTGTCTCCATGCTTGTCATCAAGCGTTGAGCAGCATCAATCGTTGTAAACTTCTTGCGTGACAAAATTGATGTATTGAGGTGTCTTCTCTCCAACATATGCACCAACAATGTTGTAATCTAGGTGCTCTACTGCATCGTCGTATTCCATGCCTTCTTCAATCAAAATCTCAATCATCTTGTTGATGTCGTACACAGCAACTACGTTGGCGCCATAGGTGCAACCCACCAGGGCAGCATCAAATCCATCAGCAGTAAGGCATTCTTCTTCTGCAAGAATTTCCATCAGGTGTTCTTTGTCAATCATTGCTCTACGTATAAAAGGTCTTCAATACGGGTTCTGTAGTATTCTTTCCCGTCAATCTTGATGCGATAGTCTCTGTTTTGTTTGAATCCAACGACATCGCCCTTCTTTACACCTATTGATTTCAATTCCTTTGAATCAAAAGCAACAACGCCCTTGGTTGGTAGCTCCTCTTTTAAGGACACCACCTCAATAGTCCCATCTTCTTTTTCTTCCTCTTCAATGGCAGACAACAGGCTCCAACCATCAAGTGGGTGTATCCTACCCTTCTTGTCCTTGTATGCGATCGCCTGGTTGTTTACAGCATGTTCTGGATCGTATTTGACAAAGTAACTATTGTCCACGCCCGTAAGTCTTTGACCTCCCTGCATTACGACAAGGTGATGGAAGTACAGCCTATCACCCTTCTTAACTGGGGTTTTGTACTTGGCTGGTGTGGCTATGACTGGTCCGTCAGTAACTCTGTATTTAAACTCACCGCCCTCGAATCGAGTGTCGATGTATAACTCAACTCCGCTTTTAGTTGAGATCGTATCGTTGATTGGTCTATCCAGCTCAACGATAAACATATTTAAAGATTTCATTGATTTTTGTAGGGGAACATTTGATTTAATTTATCTCGTCTCTCACTGCATCCGCAGTCCTTTGAGACTTTTTCGACCAGGCGCTTTAGTCCTGTTCTTTGAGTGAATTTTTCTACAGTGTCACCAACACCTCTGGATTTTTTAGTATCCATAGGATCTTCTTGAAGTTCTGCGTGCTGGAGCCTGACGAGGCTGAGCAGGAGCAGGAGTTGGTGGGGTTGGTTCAGCAGTTGGCGCTGGAGCAGGTGGTGGAGCTACATCGACTTCAGGTGCAGCAGCGGGTGCGACAGACATGGCTTGTTTGGGCTGCCAAGAAGCGCAGACATACCCCGCTTTAACTCTTGCCTCCCATCTTGTGCAGTAATTACCTACCCAATACACACAGTTTCCGCAGTATTGACTCTTGTTATTTGCACGTTTATACGCTGCAGGCAAAGAAGCTGGGATAATACTGCCGTCTGGATAGGTTCTTGTAGCCATGTTAAAAGTTTAGATCGTATTCAATGATGCATGGCATGTCATCTACAGACTTCCACAAAACATTGCTCCCATCTTCCTCCTCAAGATATACAAGATACCTGTTCTTACCATGCCTGTATAGAAAAGCTTCATCATTGACAATGGCGCTAACCTTACTGCTGCCAGCTCGCATGCCAACATAGTAGGCCATGGCGTCCTTGGGGTCACGACCTATGATGATTTTTCTGATTACACCTTCCATTTAATTTAAACTTATGCCCAGCCCTTTGATCAGATCATCAATGTCTGGTTCGTCATCTCCTTTGTAGGAGTCTTGAGCAAATGTAACCAATTCTTCAAGCTCATCCCTACTTCTGAGATTATATCCATACACAGCCTTTAGTTGATGAGTGTCTTCAAATTCATCAATCAGACCTATAATCATCAAAGACATGACATCTTCTCGCACGTCATACTTGTCAATCAGCGATTCTATCTCCAATGCAATCTGCTGAACTTCGAACAAAAATCCTTCTCTCTCCATATCTTTGTAGTTCTGTAAATCCATTTGAATGCCAAAAAGTAAAGTCTCTAAGAAAAAGCTCTTTAGAGAATTTTCGAAGCTTAATCAAAGGTACGTAAAACGTAACTACCTAAAATACCTGAGGAGAGAGCTCCTTAATGCAAAAGAAAAACACAGCATATTTCAAAAAGAAATCATGTTTATGCTGTGGGCTTACGACCTAGAGTTTTTTACTCTGAAGTACGCATCAGAAGACTTTGGCATCTCCTCAAATAAGATTGGTGTGGAGTATGTGTATCCCCTTGTAAAAGAGGGGATATTGTATAAGCATTTCGACAGGATGACCCCCTCTGACACCAGAGAAGATCACTTGTTTAGAGAAGAAACAAAATATAACTACAGGGTTAGATACGCCCTTACACAAAGGGGGAGATTGCTGGTGCAAACTCTTTACAGGGATCTAGAGTCTTAAATAAGCTCCCTTAGATCCCTTTCAAGACTGCTTGTATCTTCTACTGTACCACCGTCAGCGGTAACCATAGACGCAAACGCTGAAACAAGATCGTCTGATCTTAGTCTAGGAACAAAAGACGATGATGCTATTGTTGTGATAAGTCCAAGCATGATTACTCTTCTTCAGGTTCTGGGAACCACTCTGGGTGTAGCTCCTGACATTTTGCAATATACTCTGCATTGGCACTAGAAGATCCAAAGGTATGAACCCCCATGGGCATACACCACACCATCTGATTGTCCCAGTCTGCTACAGGGATTTCATTCCCGTCTTCATCGTACTCTCCTCTCCACAAAACATCGACATGATACTTGTCTGAGTATACAGGATCAACAGTTCTGTTACCCTCATCATCATACTCTGCTGGTGTAATGACAATGTTGCCAAGCCTTACAATAGAGTGACGGTGATTTGGATTGCCTTCTTCGTCAACACTTAGGGCATTGATCTTAGCGCTAGCAGCAGACTTGCTACCAAACTCGTATTTTCTAAAGATTGCCATAGCGTATCATAGGGTTGTTAAGGATATGCACTGAGCATCAGAAAGAGCAGAGGGGTATCCGTGTATTGCGTGAATGAGAGTTCTAGATCTTGCACCAGTTATAGTTGCTTCTGCGCCTTGTACAAGGTCTACGCTTTCATACGTCGTAGCTTCAGAGTAGTTTATGACTGGTGTGCTAGATCCGTTGTAGAAAGCTTTAATGCCTGAGGCGCTGTTAACAACAACAGCCAGCTTACATCTTGACCCTATTGCTATTGTGTCATGCTGGACGCTTACTACAGCGGTGTCGGAAGCCGTCTTGTACATAAACCCTCTTAAGCTACTTGTTCCGCTATCTGTATATGTTTCAAGTTTAAAAGCGTCTAAGCTAGCTGATCTAGTAGAGTCTCTAAAAACAAGAACATCTCTAAAATTAGTTTCTTCTTCAAGATCAGTTACTGTCAAATCCATGAATAGTGTGTAGGCACTAGCGCCATTTAAAGCTGTAGGTAGCTGCGCTTTAAATGCATCTATAGCTTCTCCTTCACCTGACCTTGTAGCAGTAGCCCCGTGAGTAGGAATGTAAGAGCTAGCGTAGGGACCCTCTTCTATCTGAAGACCATAAAACAGCAGACCTTTGCTGGGGTCTCCTGTATAGCTCGTATTAGTACCAGAGGCATCTTCAATAAAAAAGAAGTTGAAGTTTTTGTCAGAATTAGTTGCTAATCCCTCCTTGCCATTGATTTCAACTCTATACCATCCATTTCCGTAATCAACGATTTTCTCTGTTCCTGTATGACCTGATCTACCGTCAACCGCTGAGGGTGTGCCTGACAAGTCTACCGTAACACTCATCGCCAGCACATTTTCGTCGTTACACTGAACGAAAAACTTTTCTCTGCCGTTTGCTTTTACAAAGAAAGAGATAGAGTAAAACGTTCCATCTACAATGGGGAAGTCAATAAACTGAAACCCATGAGTAGTACCCGTGGCTGTTTCTGCAATAAACACCGCATTGTTAACACCCTCTGGAGATGTTGCTTCGTTGTGTTTAAACGTGGTACGAATTGGATTGAATAACCCAGTTAGATATTCGCTTTGAGCAAACAGGTTCTGTCTCTGCGGCTCTAACAATAAAGACGGTGTGCCACCAGCAACAGGGTAGTCAAAGCGCGGTTCATCTTCTTTAATGCCAGCTGTGCCTGCAGATCCATTGCTAGAGATAATTTCTGTTGGGACCAGTCCAAGTTCCCACTGGGCATCTTGAATAAAGATACCCCCGTTGTCTGTCCCGCCTCTATTTGGGTCTCCTGTAAACGAATGGTTGTTGTCTTCTAAGCAAATATTAAAGTCAATCTGATTTATGGCCTGATCAGCGTTTACAGTCATAGAGCATCTAAAGTAACCGTTGCCTGCAGGAGTTATTTTTGCTTCAATAACATCGCTTTCTGTCGTTCCTACAGTTCCATTTGCAAGATCAAAATAAGCTTCTTGGGCATCATTTTCAGTACCAATCCTAAGAAAAGTATATCCTAATGGTTTTGCATGGATACTAATTGTTTGAATGGCTGTACTATTTAGAGAAACTCCTGCCTGAGCGGTTAATAGAACTTTATGAACACCAGTTGTATCATTAGCCCTGATGTATGAGGCGTTGTTGGTTCCGTCGTATCCTTCTTGACCTAGTGAGTTGTGAATGCCAATCACGGAAGACAAACCATTATGACCCCACGTTCCAATATCTTTAGAAAAGTTAGTGCTGTATAAGAATTTATTCTCCCTACCCTTCTCGATCAACCCACTACGACCTACGCGAGTGGCATCGAGGTTGGCGTCTCTAGTCATGCCAAAGCTTACAGGAACAGTGGTGAGTTTTTTTATAGAGACGTCATCAATAGACACTTCGTCGTTATCCTCGTTAAGACGAAAAAGAAAAAGCTCATCGCTGCCAGCTGTATCATGAACCATGATTACAGAATGAGTGCCTACAGTTTGAGGAATGTCTCTGTACTGTCCGCCCCAATACCCATGAAGAGAATGAGAAGCTGTTGGGTTTGTAATCTTAGAAGCAGTTATCGTATAGGTCAGCTTGAAGGTAGCGTTCTCCGTTAGAATGAGCCTGTTGTTGCTAGATGTGGTTGCATAAGCAAAAGAATCCCCATTAGTGCCATTAGACAAGGTAAGAACGCCTCCAGTGATTTTTGAAGAAGCGTCGGCGCCTTGAGCACTTGTAAAATTCCACCCCCAAGTACCAAAAACATGTTCTTCTAGGGCCCCGCCTGTCCCGCCTCCATCAATAGAAAAGTCATTGTTTTGTAGAAGCTCTGTTGAGTCTAGCACTTCAACAGGCTTGATGAACTGAGCCTTACTGAAATAACCTCCAGACCCAGATCCTGTAGCCGCGGCGGTGCCTTGAGCTGTGTCTGTTCTGGCAGCGCCAGAAGCCAAGAAGATGAATGATGCGTCGTCGTATAAAGCCATGTCTTAGAGGGATTTGCCAAACATTACTTCGTAGTAGACTTTGCCTTTATCGTCTCGTAAAGCTTTGAGGCACCTACCACGATTAACGCCATC